GTTAAAGGCTACCCAATCAATAAGCTTGTAGGCTTTCTTCGCCCACCCGTCGTCCGTTGGTGTTGGTGTTAAAGCCGCGATAGCACTAGCCGCCGCCACAATAGCAGTAGCAATAGCTAGGAGGTTGTCGGAGTTTCCGATAATGTAGTTGATTACGTTCATATTAGTGCTTGGTTAGATTACGTTAGATACTTGAAGTCTCTTTTCAACGGTTGCGCGGTAAGCGGGATCAGTTGAATACCGCTTGTCGCTCATCGCCTCAGTGACTTGAGCCGCAGAGTTAAAAGGTTTAACAGAGTCGCCGCTAGTGCTCCCTTGTGTAAGATTAGGTGCTTGACCACCACCACCGACAAAACGAGCATACATACCCTGAACAGCCATCTTAGCCTGTTCTAAAGAGCCGTTTGTGACAACGTCGTCGTAAGCATCAATGTCTGTATCGGTTAAATTTTCTTTAGCCCACTCCGTCATCGCTTCGTAGTTACCGCGACCACCTATTGTGTCTTGGACTTCTAACGCTTCGGACACGGAAATGGATTCTTGTCCAGCAATATACGCTTGAACAAATTCAGAGGGTATCCCTGCTTGCTCAAGCTCCTTAAACATCTTATCGGTAAGCTCTCCTTTTTCCGCATACTGCTCTTGAGCTTTTGAAATCGTGCTATTAAGAGGAGCTGTGTCGGTTTCAGAGGCTTCTTGAATGTCTTCTTCAGCCTCTCCACCCGCCTTAGATTGCTTTTTTTGCAACTCGGAATAAGCTTTTGCTAAATCCTCTGGGCTTTGAAACTTTTCATCAAGCCACTCTGGGCGGTCTCCGTTGTGTTCAAGGGGTTCTTGTTGCTCGGCTTTTTGTGCCTTAGCTTCCTCCTGCATTTGGTGCTCTTGTTCAAGAGATATTTGTTCATCTTCCGATGGCTCATTAATTGAGACTTGGTGTAGTTCTGCCATTGTATTTACTCGCTTCTAGTTTGTTCTTGTTGGGCTTGATCTGACACAGCCTTGATACCTGCGGGTCCAAGTTTCTCTGCCATCTGCATTTGTTGAGCCTGTTGTTGTTCTTGTTCCAACTGCTCATCTGTCTTTACTAATCCAACGGTTTTGATACCGAGAGATGTAGCACGACGTTTAAAGTATTCACCGACGTTGATATATTGAGCAACAGCCTGAGGACCTACAACTTGTCCTGCACCCGCTAGGAACATATCAAGTTTCTGTAGGTCGTGTCCGCGCCCAAGTGCTTCAACACCTGTAATAATAACTGGGTTGATTACGCCTTCTGGTAATTTAGGGAGGCTCTTCTTTTTGTTCATCACCGCCATCAGTCTGGTGACCATAGGCAACTGAAGTTCTGTTGCTAATAGTGAATAAAGACCACCAAGAGAGCTTTCAATTTCTAGAGATAACATACGTATCTCCTCCGCTGTAACTCTCTCTGCCTGTCTGACTACCCCAGAGGTTAACAGGAAGGCGTGACCGAGTCGGTCTTTAATACCATTCATTGTCTCCTGTGCTACTCTAAAGTCATTAAATTTGTTTAGTTGTAATACGCTTACATCCTGTGCGTTACCTTGAGTAATTGCGCCGTTTGGACTCTCAGCAAGCGCTTTGGGTCGTGTTGTGCCGTTAGGGTTTACTAAGAACAATACCTTAGCCGCCGCCGCAGAACCCTCAACAATAGCCCGTGTTAGGGACTCAAGACTCTGCACGTCACCTAGGTATTCTTCTACATAGGAGCGTCCGTAAGCCTCACCATCAATGCGAGAGAAACGAAGTGGTATATAGGGATTCTTGTCTAACTTATAGTGTCCTTCTGAGTTAGGAACGCGAACGCCATTGATGTCTTGAAACACATGCCACCCGTTTTCCTTGCGACATACTGCTGTATATAAATCGACGTCGTCGTCTGGGGAACCTTCGTAACCAACCATGTCCTTAATTTCTGGAGGTAGCGCTGAGTGAGATATGGTCTCCTTTGTGGCTATGTATAAAACATTGCCCATAGGGTCACGATCAACAACATAGCGGTCGATGTGAAAGACTCTCATGCCGCCTTCGTCTGGCATATACACAAGAGCATTACCACAGATGATAAGGTGCTTGAGAGCCTCGTGAAGTGAAGCCCTGTAGCTTTCACGACTGATCTCATCCATCACAGCGTCTTCAACTTGCTGTAGTGATGTTTCTATTGAGCTTACAAGTTCGTCAGGAGCACCTTCTTGCTTTAGCGCATAGGTGTCGACGTTTAAACGAAATAAAGGAGCGTTGGGGGGTAGAAGTGCCAACAGTAATTTAGAAGCGAGGTTGTTTACTCCTCTTGCCGCAACGCTCGCAAAGGGTGTTTCTAGTCGTGAGTGAGCACCAAAACCAACTTCTGGCATCACGTAAGGAAGGGTTAGCTTAGAACAAGAACGCGCACGATCTACATATTGGTAACGCTTCCCCTCCAATGAGGTGTATATTTGCTCTGCTGATTTGTTATGCATAAAATTATTCTTCTGGTTCTGGGAACACTACGTCTTCTGTGACTGTAGTTTGTTCAAGGTCATCGAGGTCATACTCATCAACATTCAACGCCCACAGCCCATCAACCGTAGGGACTGGCTTAGTCAACCATCTGGTTCCCTTGCCTTGAGTCCAGTAGGAGAAGTTGTTGTCTTTGCCTTCTTCGTCTGCTCGCTCAATGGCGGCTTCTTCGGTTGGGAATATAAGATACATTAGTAGATGTCGTATTGATTGTTAATGTTAGCTTCGATGGCTGGACGGTTAGCTGACTGGTCGGAGGTATATACAATTATTTCTTTTATGGGCTGGGTGTAAAAGTTAGAATTCCGAAAAGTAAATGAACAACCAATTCTAAATCTTCTTGTGTTTGTGATTGTTTGACTTGGGGCGTTCATAGAACTTGTGGTAACCGCAGTTTCACCATTCCTCGAAACAGAAGCGTTGGGGAAAGTACTAGCGAATGATAATAGAGTTTCGCTACTTGTTACACTTGTTTGTACAGCGTGTATGCCATTTACGCCAGAAGTGTTATCACCTCTAGCTTGAGTTTGGAAACGAGCGACGTCACCATAACCATTTAGATTCAGTATCCAACCCCCATAACCTGTGCTACCTGCGACGTTTGACCCACAAGAAAATGGGGTAGTTTGACTACCCGCTAAGTGTGGAGTTAATACAGTAAACAGAGAGAGTTGTGCTACGTTACATATATCGGAGTTAGTTGTCTCAAGGAAAGTCTCAGTCCCATCAAGGAAATCTATTCCTCCTGTTACCAAAGAACCAGCATTAACAATCTTAGGTTGACTTTCAGAAGCCACTTGCACGGCATCATGTCCGTGACCTGACTGGTCATACCAAGTCTCTACAAAGCCATCCACTGTGTTGTCATACGCAGGGATACCAGTGATGCTGTAGGCTTCACCGATGTTAGCTTCGATGGCTAGACGGTTGTCTGTTTGGTCGGAGTTGTAAACAATGAACTCCTGCATTGAGCCATTATAAAAATTAGAACCTGAAGAACCTAACGAGCTATTTTGGTTAATACCTTGAGTCCCAGCATCTAAAACACTGGTAGCCGTTCCGTTTTTAGCAAATAAAGAAGATGCACCATTGTATAGTGCAAACACCAAAGATTTGTCCGTTGTAACTGCTACTCCAGTACCAGCAGAAGACGGACTAAGCATTCTGTAATTTGAACCTGATTGGTCTAATAAAGTCCTCGGACTACCACTAATACGGTCAAAAAAGTCATTTGAATTAGAACTAGTTGTGTCCGACTGATGCACCATAAATAAGCTATTTGCTTGCGATAAATCAGCTCCGAAATCTATGGCAAATGAATCATCAGTTCCGTCGAAGTCCAACTCATTTAACAGAGTGCTAGCATTAACAATCTTAGGTTGCTCCGCAACAGCTGATTGAACTGCGTGGTTACCGTGCGCACCTCCTCCTGCGTCTACACTTTGGTCATACCAAGTCTTTACAAAGCCGTTAGATGTAGTCTCAACAAACTTTAAATCAGCTATGTAAACAATATCTCCCGTTGAACCAGTAGATGAACCATTGGGATTAGCACCAAGAGAACTAATGCCGAGTTGAACTCTTTGTAATCCACTTACTGTTGCTGTATAAGAAAAAGAAAAGTCTGTCCAAGTCCCATCTGAAATTAAATATCCGCTTGGATAATTAGCAGAAATACCACCAGAAGTTCCGTCTTTAATTAAAATTCCATCAACAGAAGTGTTTGCCGATGGAGCAAGGAATGAACCAGATACTGTATATGTTAGACCAGCTACAACACCGTTATCTCTTTGCAGATAAGCTTGAGAATCTGCTGCTTTAACTGCCTTTAATACATTGTCTTTGGTTGTTCCAGCTGAATCACTTACTCCGTCTTGATTACCCGTTACGGTTGTAGTGGTTGTTGAGCTAAATCCATCTAGTCCTGCTGAAAAATCTGATTGGTATATAGTTACATCTTCATTTACAAAAGCCAACAAAGTTCCATCAGTAACCTCATCCGCAGTAAAGGACTTCAAGGCATCGTCAGAGCTACGACGAACCTGCGCTACGAACTTACCATCGGCACGGGCTACGGTGTCTCCAGTAGCCGCTAAGGTAGCCTGTCGTGTTCCTAGGCTACGAAGTGAGTAAGCCGCTTTAGCAATAAGGAAGTCACCTGTGCGTCCATCAGCCTCTAGTGCTTGAATGTCAAGTGGGAGGACTGTCTGAGTGTTTACCCAGTTCTTGAGTGTACCATTAGATACCTCCTTGGCTAAGAAGTCTCTCTCGTGGTTATCACTAGCACGACGAACACGAACTACCTTGTTGTTTCCTGCTTTGTCGTTGAGGTCACGTAGGCTGTAAGCCGCCGCCGCGCCTCCTACAACTTTACTTAGTAGTGGACGAGATTCCCCTTTACGATCTGAGAAACGGTTTACTGTGAGGGTTTCTGGGACAGAAGCAATGGTTACAATGCCTGTATTGGCAGGCTTCCAAGGTCTGGAATCTGTTTCAGAAACTAAGCCACTACCGAAAGTTGAGTAGGGGTTACCATCAGAATTATCGTAAACCAACCAGTGATAATTATACTGACTGTTTTGCTCGCGAACAATCTGACCATGACCCCCCTGTTGCGCCCAGTCGAAGCCCGAACCACCACTAGTTAGGTTATATATACCACTAAGGTCAGCGTGTCCCGCAACGGTTACTTGGATTGAGGTAGCGCCATCACTCAATGGAGTGGTAGCAGTCATAGTTCCTCCACCACTATCGGCTGTGCGGTTTACTGTGAGGGTTTCTGTGGATGCGATGCCAGTGATTGTTATAGAGCTTGGAATAACAGCCTTCCAAGGTCTATCGGTGAAACCAGCCCCAGTATTAAGAAGTATCTGTGGGTCGGAATCACCGTCTTGAAGTAAATACTCGTATCCGTCTGTCTCATTAAAACCACTAGCGCTAATACTTGCAACGCCTCCTTGTTGATTCCAAGTGGCTCCTGCTACGGTGGTTCCTGTATATATACCACTAATGTCAGCATGTCCCGCCACGGTTACTTGGATTGAGGTAGTATCGTCTGTAAGAGGGACTGTGCCTGACGTTTTACTCAGAGTAGTTACACCTGCAAGGATGTCTCTGTTGACACCTAGTGTTGAGGTGACCCCGTCTTTAACTACCGTAAGGACTTTCTGTGGCATGAACTTAGTAATTTATACTTGCGCCTGTTCCGCCACTATTCATAGAAACGGAAGGACGACGAATGGTTAATTTACTTGTTCCACTCTTCTTGTTGCTTTCGCGTTTAGCCTTAAGGCTGGTGTCCACTACCTTTTTAGCAGTCTGCACGGGAGGTGGAGGAGGTGGAGGAGGTGGAGTAGGTTTTTCGATTTTAGGTTTTGAACACATAATTAGTTGGTGGTTGATAGGGTTTCGTTTTGTTGTTTATATTTATCTTGTAAAAAGCGAACAACCGCGCGTTGCCCTAAATAATAAACGAGAGCCTCTTGAGTTACAGCGTGGCTAAAGTCATCCCTAAGTGGGAAAACTTCATTTAAATAGTCGACGACGGCTTTTGGTATTACAGCTTCTTTCATATTAGTCCCTTGTTAAATCATTGAGTTCTTTAGGTAGTTTATTTTGTTTAATCCATTCTAGTGTCTGAACGAGACACATAGCGTTCCATATAACAGCACCGCCGTGGTCTTCAAGCTCGTCTTCTTCCATTAATTGCCAAAGATGGCGATACAGACTGTCGACGTATCTGGAGGCAGGTATACCCTTTTTCCAGTTATCTCTTCCATACTTGTTAGCCCCATCCTCAAAACGCCTTGCTACTTTTCTAAGCGCATCTATTGGAATCAAACTAGGCATACCTTTACCGACCATTGAGTCTCGGACTGCGCCCGTGTTAAACTCTGAGCGTTCCCCAGAGTCTGGTAGTTTTACTTGTTTTTGGTTTCTGGTGTCCATAGTGCTTTTATCTTGTGGTTTTTGATGTCGTAGTCGTCTGCTCTTAAAATATAAGCTAGACGCGCATTAAGAAGGGCTTCGTCCTCCGTCATACCTTTAGACTCATATATCTCTACTACAGTCTTCCAAGACGCCCCTTTCTTTGTAAGGAGCTTCTCCGCTGTCTTTGGTCCGATACCTTTAACACCCGCGTAACCATCAGTAGAGTCACCCGTAAGAGTCTGTAGCAGGTGATTGTAATTAGCCTCGTCTACGTCTCTCTCGGTAAGCTCATCCTTCATGAAGTTATACCAACGACACGGAAGCGTAGCAAAGTCTTTATCTCCAGAAACGGCAATACAACTATCATCACTTGTACATAAAATACCAACCGCATCGTCAGCCTCGACATTGGGAAAACGGACACCATGAAACTTATCAAAGATGTCTTGAACTAAATAACGATAACCCAAGGGCTTTCGCTTGTTAGCTCTGTTAGCTTTATAGGTGTTACATATCTCGTGTCTGAAGTTCTTAGAGGGGCTGAACACCATCTTGTATTGAGTGGTGTTTAGTTTACGTAGTATAGCCTCTAGTGCTGTAGCTACCTTGTCTCTAGCTTCATTCATATCTAAGTGCAAAGTGAAGACTTCGTCGTCCCACTTGATCTCGCGTTCAGAACCTGAGGCGGCTCTGTATACGATCATATCTCCATCAATAATTGCTGTATCCATTAGTGTGTTTCCTTCCAGTTATTTCCTATTTTATATTCTCCATCAAGTGGGCACTTAAAGTTAAGTACTTTTCCAGCTTTGGCAATAGCACTTACAAACTGCCCACCAAGCTCATCGGCGTGTTCCTTTAAACAACTAAACTGAACCTCGTCGTGTACGTTAGCGTGCATCTCATAAGGCTTAGTGGCTGTATCTATAAACTCTATTAGAGCCTGTTTCATGATAACAGCACCTGCCGATTGAAGAAGAAGATTGAGTGCGGAGTGAGAGGAACGACAAGGTAAGGGACGTCCGTCTAAGCCTCTGAGTGTTCCTCTTGTTGAGACAGCTTCAGCCACAGCGGTGGTCAGTCTCTTAATAGCAGGTGTCTTAGACATAAAGGATTCCTTTAGTCGCTTACCTTCTTTATTAGAACCTTCTACAATCTCACCAATCTTGGCATCACCTGCGCCATACAAAAAGGCATATATGAAAGTCTTAGCTTGGTCGCGTGTCTGTAGACCTGCGGCTTTCTGGTTAGCGGTATGAATGTCACCTGTTAGTATCTCCTTGGCATAAGCACCATTGTCGTAAGGAAACAGATAACCCGCCAGAGCGCGAAGCTCCAGACCAGAGGCATCACAGCCCACAAGGACTTTGCCTTCTGGTGCTTTAAAAAGCTCACGACACTCGGAGCCGTAGGGTGCTCTTACAGCAGGAACTTGAGCCACGTTAGGGTTGCGGTGACTACATCTACCAGAGACTGTTCCATTAGTCATAACAGATCCATGTATGCGTGCGCCTTTCTCTAGCTTGAGCCACGCTTGCTTTCCTTCTGCAAGCTGTCCCAAGCGTTTTGATACAAGGAGGTATTCAAGAAGCAAAGAAGCCTCTGGTGTTCCTATAGACTTAAGGACGCCCTCATTAATGGCGGGACGCTTACCTTCATACGCCTGTGGTTTCCATCCACGCTTAATTAACCTCTCGGCTATCTGGTCACGCGAAGCTGGATTAAAGGGTATTGTCTTGGTTTTGTGTTTACCTTTTACGATGTCCTCGTCTTTGTATCCCGCAGACAGAGCCATCTTTT